CAAAGCCTATAGAAGATTAAATCCCGGTTCAAAATTAAAAACAGCCGTGACTGGTAAAGTGAAGCCGGGATCAAAAGCTGCAAAACGTAGAAAATCATACTGCGCACGTTCACTGGGGCAACTCAAAAGAGCATCAGCCAAAACTAGAAATGATCCTAACTCACGAATCCGTCAGGCACGAAGAAGATGGAAATGTTAAAATGACAAAAGCAAAAAAAGCAAAAGTAAAAAAAGTAATTAAAGCTTTGAAAAAAGCTTCTAAATCACATGCTAAACAAGCTAAAACATTAAAAGGAGTTATAGGTGAAAAGAGCAATAATAGACGCGCTTGAAGCAAGATATAACGCACAAATAGCTGAAGCAGACGCTACAATAAAAATCTATTTAGAAAATTCTGTAGGTATTGGAGAACATCCTCAACATATTGATGAGGTTGATAAACAATTACAAAAAATAGCTGACGCACAAGAAAAACTAAACGAGTTACAATCTTTTAAAATATGATGGACCCAATAACTATTGTTTACAAAATTCAACGATTGTTGAAAGAAGGGATCAATCAGATTCAAGAAACTTATACATCTGGATCGGTTGACAATATGGAAAAATACAAGTATCTGCTTGGGAAAGCACACGCTTTACAAATAATACAACAGGAAATCTCTAACCTGCTAGAAGAAAAGGAGCAAAAAAATGAGCAAGGAAACGTTATCGACTTCGGAAAGCCCGAAGATAAAAATGGCTCTTGAAGAAAAATATAAAGAGCAAGATAAAGAAGAGAAATTAAAAAGAGTCGACGAAACAAACGTTGACAAAGTAATAGACAACCTACCAGAACCTTCTGGTTGGAGACTTTTAGTTTTACCTTTTACACCAAAAGAAAAAACAAAAGGTGGTTTAATATTTTCACAAGAATCTTTAGATAAAGCAAGGATTGCAACTAACTGCGGTTATGTTTTAAAAATAGGACCAGACGCATATAAGGATAAAGAAAAATTTCCTGAAGGCGCATGGTGTAAAGAAAAAGATTGGGTGATCTTTGCAAGGTACGCTGGATCACGATTACCAATAGAAGGCGGAGAAGTCCGTATTCTTAACGACGACGAAGTTTTGGGGACTGTTGCTGACCCAGAATTTATGTTGCATTACATTTAAGCACATAGGAGGAAACTATGCCAATAGACAACGAAGAAAAAAAAGATGTTCCTATGGTAGACATTGATACATCAGGACCTGATGTAGATGTTGATGTGCCAGAAGAACAACAAGCAAAAGAAGAGAAAGAAGTAAAAGTTGAACAGGTAGAAACATCTGTTGAACCAGCGAAAGAAAAGCCTGTAGAAGAAGGGCAAGAGAAAGATGAAGAATTAGAATCATATAGTAAGAGAGTCAAAAGAAGAATTGATAAACTTACTACAAAAATGAGAGAAGCTGAAAGACAAAAAGAAGAAGCTTTAGAGTATGCACGATCAATTAAAGCAACTTCTGATAGTCTTAAGAAAAAATACTCTCAACTAGAAACAAGTGGTTTAAAAGATAGAGAAGAAAAAATTAAATCTAATCTTAAAGCTACTTATGCAACATTAGCAGCTGCCAGAGAAGCTGGAGATTTAGAAGCTGAAGTTACTGCTCAAAAAGAAATTGCTAGACTTGGTTACGAGGAAGCAAGATTAGAAGAGCAGAAAAACACAACATCTAAAGCCGAGCTTTTAGACAGACCTGTAAACATTACACCATCTAGAAAAACTGAACCAACTAGAGAACCTGATCCAAAAGCACAGGATTGGGCTGAAAATAATAAGTGGTTTGGTAAAGATACTGCAATGACTTACACTGCTTTTGATATACACAAAAAACTAGTGGACGATGAAGGTTTTGATCCAGCTACTGACGAATATTACGCAGAAGTTGACAAAAGAATAAGACTTGAATTCCCTCACAAATTTGATACAAATGAGGAAAGGGAAACGACCAAACCTGTACGAACTGTAGCTTCGGCTAGACGTTCTGTCAAACCAGGTCGCAAAACTGTGTCTCTCACACCTTCACAGGTAGCAATCGCTAAAAAATTAGGTGTGCCACTGGAAGAATATGCGAAACAGTTAAAAATCACGAAGGAGGTATAGCATATGACAAAAGAAACTAAAAAAACCACTCGTGCAAGCCAGTCTAGGGCTAAAGAGGTTAGACCTACGACATGGGCTCCCCCATCATCTTTAGATGCACCACCTGCGCCAAAGGGTTTCAAACATAGATGGCTACGGACAGAGGTTTTAGGATTTGACGATACTAAAAACATGTCTGGTAAATTAAGATCAGGTTATGAATTAGTGAGAGCTGATGAATATCCAGATGAAATTTACCCTACTATGAAGGAAGGAAAATACGCAGGAGTGATTGGAGTTGGTGGCCTTGTGTTGGCAAGGATACCGGAAGAGATCGCACAATCTCGAACTGAGTACTTTAGAAAACAAACTCAGGAGAGAAACGAAGCAATAGACAACGATCTTATGAGGGAACAACATCCTAGTATGCCGATCAATGCTGATCGACAAACGCGTGTAACTTTTGGTGGTACAAAGAAACGTTAATTTTTTAACAATTCCTACCCGCTAAATTAAAATAAAACCCGTGCTGGAGGTCCTTCGGGACAGGCACATTAAGGAGAAACAACTATGGCTAATAGCTCAACAACAGGCTTTGGTTTAAAGATGATCGAAAGATTGGGGAATACACCTTCAATCGGCGGTCAATCTGAATACCTAGTCGAGTCAGGTTTAGGTGTAGGTATCTACAAAAATAATCCAGTTTCACTGCAAGGTGCAGGCGGAGCTGAAGGTTTTTTACAAGATGCTAGTTTCGCAACTACAGATGATGCAGCTAATGGTGGTGCAGCTTACGATAACGGAGCTGACACATTGTTAGTAGGTGTATTCAACGGAATTTTTTACGTTGATAGCTCTACAAGCAAACCAAGATTTGCAAATTCAGTGGATGCAGGGACAATCTTTGGAACTGACTTCAATACAGGTAACAGCAACGGTCAAGCATTCGTGAATGACGATCCAATTCAAGAATACATGATTAAAACAGATGCTGCTTGCCCAACAAGTAACAACGGAAAAAGCTTTAACGTAACATCGTTTACAGCTACTGACAACAAAGACGGTCAATCGACTGTACTTTTAAATGTTGCCGGTGGTTCAGCTACTACAAAAATGTGGAAAGTTGTCAGAGTCGCTGGTGCGCCTGAGAACAAAGACATTACAGCAGCTGGTGCAAACATGGTCGTTGTAGTTAACTCTGCAAGTAACTTGTACATAAACTAAGCTAGGAATAGGAGATAAAATACTATGGCAATATCACGATCACAACTAGTTAAAGAACTAGAGCCAGGTCTGAATGCACTATTCGGCTTGGAATACAAAAACTACGAGAACGAACACGCTGAGATTTACGATATCGAAACTTCAGACAGAGCTTTCGAAGAGGAAGTAATGTTATCTGGATTCGGTAACGCACAAGTTAAAGCTGAAGGTCAAGGTGTATCATTCGATGATGCTCAAGAGACTTTCACTTCTCGTTATACGCACGAAACAATCGCTTTAGCGTTTTCAATTACTGAAGAAGCAATTGAAGACAACTTGTATGACAGACTTGCGTCTAGATATACAAAAGCATTAGCTAGATCTATGGCTAATACTAAACAAGTTAAAGCGGCTAACGTCCTAAACAATGGTTTCGATGGAAACTTTGCAGGTGGTGACGGAGTATCACTTTTCGGTAATAATGCAGGTGGAGCAATTGTGAACCACCCTACATTAGCTGGAACGTTCTCTAACCAATTGCAAACTCCTGCTGACCTTAACGAAACATCATTAGAGCAATCTCTAATCGATATTTCTGCTTTCACTGATGAAAGAGGTCTAAAAATCGCTGCTAGAGGAATGAAATTAATCATTCACCCTAACCAGCAGTTTACAGCAGAGAGACTAATGGAATCAAAAGGTAGAACGGGAACAGCAGATAACGATATTAATGCAATCGTATCTAGAGGAATGGTACCTCAAGGTTATGTAATTAACCATTACTTAACTGATACAGATGCGTTCTATATCAAAACTGATGTACCTAATGGTATGAAGATGTTCAACAGATCACCAATCAAAACTTCAATGGAAGGTGACTTTGACACTGGTAACGTTAGATACAAAGCAAGAGAAAGATACTCTTTTGGATTCTCTGATCCAAGAGGTATGTATGCTTCTGCTGGAGCGTAATAGCTAAATTCTGAGGGGCGATCTTCGCCCCTCACTAAAGAAAACTACTATGGGTGTATATAAACGTTTAAAAATATTAACTGAAGATCCTAATTGGAGACCACCCAATAAAGAAAGATGTTTAGAAAGAATTGAAGAAGGTATAAAAAGAAATGAAAAGATAATTGAAAAAAGCTCAAATGATACTAAAGTAGCTTTAGCAAAAACAAAATTAGAATTTTTAAAGACGAAAAAAGAAGAGATATCGAACTATTAATCTATGAAAAAGTTCCTCGTGACTATAAATGCGTACGATTATTATGCAAAATTTGACGTGTTATCAGAAGATAACGCTATTTCCCTTGAACAAGCTATAGTTGACAAACTAGGAGTAAATGATATAAAATGGGAACATGTTGGAGATAATACATTTGATTCCAACAAATACAGAATAACCTATGAGGAGGTTATCAATGATACAAGACCTATACAAACAAAAAAGGTCCTTGGAGTTGAAGTGGGAACAGGAGTTTCTGGCTGAGGACAGATACACTCTTGAAATGGTCAGAATTGATGACAAAGTTAGAGAGATCATCACAAAGATCAAGCTAGAAGAAGCAGCGATTGCCCACAAACAGAACACAGTTGAAGGTTCGGCTCCACAAGTTTCAGTAGCTACTTAATAAAAAGCTACATCGTTGGAAAAATCCAATCCACACTACGGGATCTCTTGCACTCTACTTAAAACTGTTGTATAAAAATCACACTATACATTTATAAAAACACAGACGCGTATAGTCGACGGCCTAGAGACTGTGTTTAAAAACTAGGAGGATAAAATTATGGCAAGAACTACATTTACAGGACCAGTAATAGCTGGAAAAGAACAAACAACTACGTCACAAGGAACTGATGGAGAGTTTAAATTACTTAACTCTACTAACGGAAAATTAGTTTCTTTAAAAGCATCGACAGCAACAGCTGCTGACGTAAGCTTTACATTACCTGCTTTAGACGGTACTGCAGGTCAAGCGTTAGTTACTAACGGAGCAGGAGCTTTAAGTTTTGGAGATATTGACCCTGAAGATCCAGTTGTAACATTACCATCTGCAGCAACGATTGAAGTAGACTATTCAACAGGAAGTCAGTTTGCAGTTACGCTAGCAGACAACGCAACTTTCAATATTACTAACTTTCCAACAGGTGGAAACTTAGTTATCACAATAACTCAAGATGGAACAGGTGGACGTACAGGTGCGTTTACTGGTTGTATTTTTCCAGGTGGATTCCCTGATCTTTCATTATCAGCAGGCGACATTGATGTTGTAACTGTCTATAATGATGGAACTAATTTATTAGCAAACATTGGTAAAGATTATCAATAATCTTAAACAATAATTAACTAATAAATTAAGGAGAATAAATTATGATAGATAAAAAGTTACAATTTGGAATAAGAAACGTAGGACAAAACCTTTGGTTACCAGATACGAACGAAAGATTTGGAGCCGAACTTTCTCCTTTACAAGGATGGTGGAGAGCTGATGTTGCCTCTTCTATAGTAACAGCTGGAACAGCAGTTACATCTTGGAACAATTTAGTTGCCGGTGGTAAATGGAACCTTCAAGGTTCTGGTTCTGGCCCAAATACTGGAGGAAGTATTAACGGTGTACCTGCTCTTACTTTCTCAGGATCAGGTGGTCAAAACTTATCTTCTGTTACTAGATTTAGTGTTGGTGTACCAAAAAATGGTAACTGGACTATAATTCAATTAGTAGACATAGGAACAGTTGATAAAAACAATGACACTCTATGGAACATGTTAGATGGTGACGGTAGAATTGCACAAGTACAAACAAGTAACTCTACTCAGTTTGATGGTAAATTTAACTCAAATGATTTAGGTATAGGAAACAACATTGATTTTTCTGGTAATCCTTATTCTGGTCCACACATACTTGTTACTGATTTAAGTAGTAGTGATAACACTGTTAGAATTAGAATGGATGGAACTCAGGTTGGTATAAGAACTGATTATACTAATAATATGGGTAATAGTGTACGTTTTGAACTTATGACTGCCGCAGCCGGTGGTAAAAACATGGGTGGTTCGGTAGGAGAGTGTGTTTTAGCTCAATGTGCAACTAATGGTTTTACAGATTCAGAAGAATTTATTCAAAAATGTGAAGGTTATTTAGCATATAAATATGGTTTACAAAGCCAATTGCCTGTATCACACCCATATAAAACACAACCGCCAAGAGAAGATAATGCTTCAGCTGGACAAGCAAACTTACCACCAACTGCAGCTAACAGCACAGTTACGTATACGGAAGGAACTGGTCCTTATACATTTAATGTTAGTGACTTTAATTACAACGACGGAGATGGTGATACTATGGTTCATGTTTCTGTTGAATCTTTACCAGGTACGGGAACATTATCATTGGATGGCGTTGCTGTAACTTTAGGTCAAAACATAACTACAGCTGATATTAATGCAGGTAACTTTATTTTTACAGATGCTGGTGGAAATGGTAGTCCTTACGCTAGTTTTAATTTTTCAGTGAATGATGGAACTGCAGATAGTATTATTTACAGTATGACAGTTAATGTCAATCCTGGAGGAGCATAATCAAATTGAAGGAGAAAAAATATGAGTTTTAAATCAGATGTATTTGCCCAACGAGTAACAGCAACAGGTGTTGTATTTACTGGAAGAACTAGACTTAGAGGAATAAGTGTTGCCTCTGATGGTGGTGGAGCTGGAAGAATTACTTTTTCAGACGCTACTGATGCTACAGTTCTTTTTGATATAGACATACCTAATACTGATGTATTTGCATTTAACATACCGGAAGACGGAGTTTTATTTCCTGGTGGAATTGAAGTAACCTTATTTACTAATATAGCAGCAGCGACTCTGTTATTTGATAAGTAGGAGGTCTAAGTGGCTAACACTACTTCAGGAACAACAACCTTTGAAAAAGGGTTTTCGATAGATGAAATAGTTCATGAATCCTATGAGAGAATAGCTATGACTGGTGTAACCGGTCAACAGTTAAGCTCTGCAAGAAGATCATTGAATATCATGTTTCAAGAGTGGGCCAACAGAGGTCTTCATTATTGGGAAATCGCAAATAATGATTTAATCTTGGTAGATGGTCAAGCTGTTTATACAATGTTTAGATCAACATCTGATGGTACTTCTGATGCAAATGCTATTTATGGAGTTGACGATGTTTTAGAAGCTTCATACAGAAATGCAGAAAACATTGATTTTCCATTAACAAAAGTAAACAGATCTGTTTATCAATCATTTGCAAGTAAATCAGCAAAAGGAACACCAACTCAATATTTTGTACAAAGATTTATTGATAGAGTAACAATAACTTTATTCTTAACTCCTGGTCCAAACGAAGCTGGTAATAAAATTAATTATTACTATGCTAAAAGAATTGATGACGTGGGTAAATATACAAACGATGCGGATGTGCCATATAGATTTGTACCATGTATGACTGCAGGACTTGCATACTATTTAGCTCTAAAATTCAAACCTGAAAGAGTGCAAGATTTAAAAATGTTATATGAAGATGAACTACAAAGAGCATTACAAAATGATGGATCTTCTTCTAGTTTATTTGTAACACCTAGAACTTATTATCCGGAGATATAATAGATGACTAATTTATCAAAAGGTAGATACGCATTAGCAATCTCCGATAGATCGGGTATGCAGTTTCCATATAATGAAATGGTAAGAGAATGGAATGGAGCTTTTGTACATATTTCAGAATATGAACCTAAGCAACCACAACTAGATCCAATTCCAACTCCTGGTGACCCACAAGGTTTACAAAACGCTAGACCAGATAGAACTGAGCCACCAACCTTTGATATACTTCCTGAAAATCCGTTTTCTACAACTGCAGGATCAGCTGTAATAACATGTAGTTTTCCAAACAGTGGTTATAAAACAGGAGATTTTGTAGTTTTTGATGAATTAAAAACTGGTGTATCGAACGTACCAGTTGAAGCGATACAATTACAATCTACCTTAAATGGTGCAATTACTGATATTGCTACAACAATAACTTTAAATGATGCAAGTAATTTTCCAAATGCTGGATTTATATTTATTGAAAAAATAAATCCTGTAACATTATTATTTCAAAACGAAACAATTCAATACACAGGTAAAGCTGGTAATGATTTAACTGGTTGTGTGAGAGGAACCGCAGCTCCATTTAGAGGTGTAACACCAGCAAATACAACAGCTGGAACACACAATAATGGTGCAAAAGTATTTGGATCTTTTGAAATTACTATGAATCCCACTACAGTTTTTAACCCTGGAGAACCACCTACAATTACAGTTTTTAACAGTTTTAACTTTACTAATTTAACAACAGCTAGTACAACCAAAGAAGGAGGCGGTTTACAGTGTTCATCTGGACCCGTAGTATTTAAGGCATAATTATGAATTTTGGAGAATTAAAATCAGACATCAGAAGTTATACAGAAGTAGATGATACGGTATTAAGTAATACTGTTCTTACAACTATTGTAAAGAACGCTGAAGCTAGAATATTTAGAGAAACAGATACAGATGATGCTCGTTTCTACGATACAATTACTTTAACTCCAAACAATAGAGAAGTTGCTACACCAACAAATACAAGATTTATAAGATACATTTACATTAACGATACAAACGAAACACCAGCTGTAAGAAAAGCTTTGGAATACAGAGATACTTCTTTTATGGAAGAATATTACAATACACCAGGTACAGCATCTCCTGCGCCTAATAATATTCCAAGATACTATTCTAACAGAAATGCTACTACAATTTTTGTAGCCCCGACACCCGATGCTGCTTACGTGTGCCACGTTGCATATGTCAAACAACCAGACACAATTACAGCTAGTGACGCGACTACAACATATGTATCAAACAATTATCCAGATTTATTATTATATGCATGTTTAGCTGAAACCTATGGTTATTTAAAAGGACCAACAGATATGTTACAATTATACGAACAATCTTATGGTAGAAGTATGGCTACATATGGTATAGAACAACAAGGTAGAAGAAGAAGAGACGAGTATATGGACGGTACAATTAGAACCGCTATTAACTCTCCGTCTCCAGGAGAATAGGATAAAATATGGCATCAAGTTATTCAAATGATATAAAACTAGAACTCATGGTAACCGGTGAAAAAGCTGGTTTATGGGGTAACATCACAAACACGAATCTACAAATCTTGGAACAAGCAGCGAGTGGCTATTTAAGTTTAGCTGTAGGTGGAGCAGACGTTAACTTAGTATTAACTGATGGTGCTACATCAAATGGTAAAAATTTATATTTTAAATTAACGGGAACGTTAACAGGTAATAGAGTTGTAACTATGCCTGACTCATCAGAAAGAGTATTTGTTGTAGAAGATGCAACAGATAGATCAACATCACATTATACATTAACTATTAAAACTTTTTCAGGAACTGGTGTAAGTTTACCAGTAGGAAGTAAAGCATTATTATATTCTGATGGAACAAATGTAAGTTCTGGTCTTTTAACTAAAGGTTATAAATCAACAACTTCATCTTATACTGCAGTTGATGGTGATCAAATTATTTGTGATACAACTGGTGGTGTACTAACAATTACTTTACCGACAGGTCCATCTGTTGGATCAGAGGTAAGTTTTATTGATGGTGGCCAACAATATTCTGTCAATGCCTTAACAGTAGATCCAGGTGTTGAAAATATTTCTGGTTCAGCGGGATCAATAAATGTTTCAACAGACAATCAAAACTTTACTTTGGTTTATGTAAACGCGACTGTAGGCTGGGCTTACAAGGATAACATATAGGAGGTGACCAGTGCCTCTTAGCAAATGGCAAATCAAACCAGGTTTCGATAAGCAAAACTCTGAAGTTGGAGCTGTCGCTCGTTATGTGGGTGGTGACAACGTTAGATTTAGATATTCATTACCAGAAAAAGTAGGTGGTTGGAAAGCAGAAGGCGGAGAAAGTATTTCATCTGTATCAAGAAAATTACATCCATTTAGAGGTAATGATGGCAATCAATACTTAGCGATTGGAACTGATAAGTTTTTATTAATTTATTACGAAGATAATTTTTACGACATTACACCTTTTAGAACTAGTGGTTTTCCATTAACAATTGATGAATTTAAAAATAGTACATTTACAACTGTTTCAGGATCTAATGTTGTAACTATTACAACAACATCTATTAACGGTTTATCTGTAGGAGACATTGTAGAGTTTGAAAACGTAACTTTACCTGTTGGTACAGGTTATGCTGATTCTGATTTTGAAGATAAATTATACGAAGTAAAAACAATTGTATCAGATACAGAATTTACAGTTACACCAGTTGCCAATGCTACAGGTAATGCAGGACCTGGTGGAAGTTGTTCTGTTATTCCATTAGAAACTGTCGGTAATCAAATACAACAATTTCAATTTGGTTGGGGTACAGGAGTTTGGAATGGCTCACAAGCCTGGGGACAAGCTGCATCTACAAACGGTGTTAACACTCCTCCTGGTTTATGGTCACTATCAAACTTTGGTCAGGTATTAGTTGCAACGGTTTTAAATGGTAAAACATTTACATGGAATCCCGCCGCTGGTAACCCACTCGGGCAGCGAGCGTCTGTATTAACAACAGGTTTTGAAACTGATCAGAATCCAACAAATACTAGAGTTAGTATGGTATCACCAACAACAAGACATTTAATTCACATGGGCACAGAAACAACTCTTGGTGTTCCATCAACACAAGACGATATGTTTGTCAGATTTTCATCACAAGAACAAATAAACACATACGATATTACTGCAGGTAACTCTGCCGGTTCACAAAGAATTCAAGATGGTACAAAAATAGTAGGTGCCATAAAATCTAAAGAAGCAATTCTTATTTGGACAGATAATGCTTTATATTTAATGAGACACATCGGACAACCTTTTGTATTTGGTTTTGAACAAGTTGGTACTAACTGTGGATTAATTGGACAGAATGCAGTTGTTGAAGTTGATGGTGTCGCTTTTTGGATGAGTGATAAAGGTTTTTTTAAATATGATGGATCGGTCAAAACAGTAGATTGTTCTGTAGAAGATTATGTTTATGATGATATTGATACAACTCAAAGTCAACAGATCTATGCTGGTGTAAATAATTTATTTACAGAAGTAAGATGGGATTACCCATCAGCATCATCTGATTATAATGATAGATATGTAATATATAATTTTGCTGAAGGTGTTTGGTATACAGGTAATACACCAAGAACTTCTTGGGCTGATTCAAATGTATTTGATAAACCTTTTGCAACAAGTTTTGATAATGCTACCAATGGAGATTTTCCAGAAGTTATAGGTGAGCCAGCAGCACCAAACGGATATGGCAAAACTATTTTATACAAACACGAAGAAGGTGTAGATCAAGAAAATTTAGATGGTAGTATAACTAGAATTACATCTAATATTGAATCATTTGATTTTGATATATCAAACCCTCAAATGGGTGATGGTGAATTCTTTTTATCAATGAGAAGATTTATACCAGATTTTAAAACTTTAGTTGGAACAGCTAGAGTTACATTAACATTAAAAAGATATCCATCAGATGCTGGTACACCATCAACATATAGTTCTTTTGATGTTACATCAACAACAGATAAAAAAGATACAAGAGCAAGAGGTAGATTTTTAAGTATAAAAATTGAAAACCCTGGTCTTGCAGACGGTGAAAACTGGAGATATGGTACACTTAGAATTGATATACAACCGGATGGTAGAAGATAATGGCTATTACAACTAGAGTTCCTGATCCTACAAACGAATATGAAGTAGCCAATCAAAGACAAATCGTAAGATCAATTAACAATATTGTTCAACAGATAAACGCTCAATATAAACCTCAAGGTGAAATATTTAGTGAAATAGAACAATTATCTTATTTTTTAGGTAATGCTCCTGCAAAACCATCAGGCCCCGAATCAGCTACTATTGGCGGTGGAGGTTCAGGAGGAGCAGGACTGCCTTATAGTAGAATAGGTCAATTGGATTTTGGTAGCCCGTTGGGAACATTTATAGCGGCAGCTAATAGAGGTTATCTTGTTAGTGAATTAGGTTATTTGCCAGACCCTTATATAGTTAGGCTTCCTGTAGAACCAGCTGTAGGAACAAAAGTATCAGTAGTAAATGGTAGTGGTTATGGTTTAAGTGTTGAGCCAGGATATGATTCTCTTGGATATCAAATAAAAATAGATGGTGGTTATAGCGCTTTTGTTGGCTATGCGCCTGCTGGTATATCTAGAACATATGTTTATTTTGGAGACGGTGGTTATCCAGCTGGAGCTACGCCAGGATATGGATATAACTATTTTAATACCTGGTATTCTATTGCGGTTGGGTATAATTAGGAGTTAAATATGGCAACAAGTTTTAAAAATATGATTTATGATCTCACTCCAACAACGAGTGAGAAAACAGTATATGGAGTCCCTACAGATTCACATTCAATTATCAATGCTTTTTATGTAAATAATACAGAGCCTTTTACTGATATTAATATAGAAGTTAGGCTAGATAGAGGACCGGGAAGATCTTATGTGGCGAGTTCAACAATATTGTTCTCTACCCCTTTAACTGCAGGTCAATATTTGAATTTACTTACAGGACCACTTGTGCTAGAAGGTGGGGATAAATTAGTATTTACACAAAATACTACCGGTAGAGTACAAGGTACAATCGCCGCCATGCAAGTAAACAGAGAAGATCAAGAAACTACACCTACGGGGTCAGTATAAACTTGATCGAAAATTGAAATAGGAGTATATTTTATTATGGCAACAAAAACCACAGCATTCACAGGTCCGGTCGTAGTAGGACTTAACGACAAAAAAGGAGAAATTCGTTTAACAGATGGTAAGAATGTTAACGAAGCAAAATATTTATCTATTGCAGCTCCTGATACAATTACATCAAATACAACTTTAACATTTCCAAATGGTGCAGGAACAGATGGTCAAGTTCTTACAACAGATGGTAATGGTGGTTTATCGTGGAGCAATAGCGGCGGAGGCGGTGGCACTCCTGGAGGAACAGTTGGACAAACACAAGTAAATGATGGCGCTGGTGGGTTTGCAGGAATTTCAGAAGGAACATCAGGACAGGTTTTAACATCAAGAGGTGCAGGTCTTGCACCTACATTCCAAGCGTCTACAGGTGGGATTGCAGCTGTTGTAGATGATACATCACCAGAACTTGGTGGTGATTTAGCATCTAATGGATTCAATATTAATTTTGCTGATAATGACGAAGCAAAATTTGGCGATGGAACAGATTTACGAATTTATCATGATAGCGTAAGCAATCATTCTTTTATAAAAGAAAGTGGCGGTGGAAGTTTAATAATGAACACAAATAATTTAGTTGTTCAAAACGCTGCTGGAACTGCAAATATAATAAACGCTCCTGAAGGAACAGCTGGTGTAGATTTATATTATGATGGAAATATAAAACTTTCTACAAATAATACAGGTATTCAAACAACAGGAACTGTTAATGTAAATGGAGCGTACTCACTTCCAACTTCAGATGGAACAGCTAATCAAGTTTTAAAAACTGATGGCGCTGGAAATGTTACTTTTCAAGATGATACAGGTCAAGATCCTTTTACAGGTTCTTTAGATATTGATACAGGTCAAACTATTAAACTTAATGCTAATTATCCAACAGGAGCTACAACCAATGTTATTATGGGTAATAATGCTCTTACTGGTGGAAGCATATCTGGAGGACTTAACACTGTCATTGGTAGTGCAGCTGGTAATAATGCTACTTTAACAAGTGGTAGTAGAACTACAATTGTAGGTGCAAATTCTGGTAGTGGTGCAGGTGCTAGTAACACAATTGTTGGAGCTGATGTGTTGCAAAACAATGTTTTTGGACAAAACACGGTTGTGGGTGCACGGGCAGTAACAAATGGTCAGAATGTTCAAAGATGTGTAGCAATGGGTTACGAAGCTGGATTCAGTAGCGATGCAACAAATGATAATACCATAATAGGTTTTCAAGCTCATAAAACTAATACGACTGGAGTAGAAAACGTTGTTATAGGTTCTAAAGCTATGAATCTAGGAGATGGTGGTGATCACAACATTGCAATAGGTACTGAAGCCTTAGAAAATGGTGGAAACCAAATACAAAACATAGCAATTGGATATCGAGCATTAAACAATATGTCCGGTGGTTTTCAAAACGTAGCAATTGGTGATGAGGCAATGAACTCATCTGTAAATGCTTGGGGTTCTGTTGCGATAGGTGATTCAGCATTACCAGTAGCAGAAGGTATTGTTAATGTAGCAATAGGACAATCTGCTGGAAATAATATTTCAACTGGTGCACAGAATGTTTGTATAGGAAGAAGTGCTGGGAATGGTCTAACGACTGGAGACAATAATATTATTATAGGTTCTAATGCTGTACAATCTTCTAATACCATTAGTAACGAAATTACTTTAGGAAACCCTAATATTACAACTTTAAGATGTCAACAAACATCAATTACTTCTCTATCTGATGCTAGAGATAAAAAAGATGTTGAAGATTTAAACGTAGGTTTAGATGTTATTAACGATTTAAGACCTGTTAAGTTTGTATGGGACACTAGAGATGGTGCTATAAAAGACGTTAAAGAATTTGGATTTATTGCACAAGAACTAGACGAAGTTCAACAAAAACATGGTATAGAGGATAGTTTACGGTTAGTTTTAAAAAACAACCCTGATAAATTAGAGGCTGCACCAGGAAAACTTATACCAATTTTAGTTCAAGCTATTAAAGATCTTAAAAAAGAAATAGATGAACTTAAAAAAGCATAATTTTTCTTTACTAAAGGTATATTAAAATGGGAATAGGATCTTGGTTTCAAAAAACAAAAGATAAAATTGTTGATGATGTAATACCTAATGAATTAAAAAGTGGTGAAAAGTTTAAAAAAACTGTTCGTAATTTAATTCCTAATGAAGTAGCAGATGTTGCAGTCAAAGCTGCTCCATTCGTTGCACCTTTCAATCCAGGTATTGCAGCTGCAATGCGAGGTATTGGTAGGTTTGATCAACGCGGAAGTATTAGCGATGCATTAAAACAAGCTGCAGCAACAGCCGCATTTGGAAACGTTGCTGGTATGATTCCAGGGACCGGAAATTATTTTGGAAAAGGTTTAGAAGGCGCTAGAGCTTTAGGCAGTGATGCCCTGAGTGGAATTACAAGTATATTTAAAGGACCAACACCTGGAACAAATGAAATTGTAAAAAGCATGACAGGTGATGCAGCTATTGCAGAACAAATAGCTTTAGAAAGCGCTGGAAAAAAAGCTGTTGAAGAAGTTGCTAAGAAAAATTTATTACAAAGAGGTCTTGGTTCTCTAAAAGATTTTGGATTAGAATTTTTCCTTGGTGATGATAAAAAATTTCAAATGGGAGACATTGGAAAATTTTTAGGTGATCCTGGTAAGACAATACCTTTAACTATGTTAGCTGCATATATTAAAGAAAAGTTTTTCCCTGATAAAGATACAAATAGTCCAGATGCAAGATATGCTCAAGCTATGAAAAGAAGAGGAGAGGACGTTGAAAAATATTTAAGAGAATATGGTCCTCAAGATTTTAGAAGAGATCCAACTGTTAACCCATATAGTGATGAAGAAATAGAAGATTTTGTAGCTACAAATTTATCTGAGTATCAAGGATACGAAGATGGAGGTAGGGTTAAATATGCTATGGGCACAGATGATAAAGTAAAAGCGGCGGCAGGTATCGAAGGATTAGATATAAATATAAATCCTAAAGGTATTATGGAATTAGATATGAGAGAAGAAGGTGGTTTTATACCACCAGTTGGTGTCAAAGAAAAAGCTGATGATATCCCTGCGATGTTATCAAACAACGAGTTTGTGTTTACTGCTGACGCGGTGCGAGCAGCGGGTGGAGGAAGCGTAGACAAAGGCGCTCAAAGGATGTATAAAATGATGAAAGATTTGGAGGCACAAGTATAATGTCAATAATGACTGGAACAGCTCCTGCTTTAGAAGCAGCACAAAAAGGTTATTTAGGTGGACTTACTAGTTTAGTAAAAACACCTACGGATACAAGTAAGTTTGCGCCAGAAGTTCAGAGACAATCTGATTTTTCTATGGCTGCACAACAAGAACTAGCTAGACAAGCTGGACTTGGTGCTATTACTTTTGATCCTAAAACAGGTGGAGTTAAAAGTATTGGCGCTGGTACAGGTGTCATGGCTTTTGAGCCTTTCTTACAACAGGCTGCTCAGTTTTCAGGACCACAAGCTTATCAACAATTCATGTCTCCGTATCAACAAGATGTAATTGATACAACACTTACAGAATATGATTTACAATCTCAAAGAGGAATGCAAGGTATTGCTGACAGAGCAGTAGCTTCAGGAGCTTTCGGTGGTGGTAGAGAAGGTGTTGAAAGAGCACAATATCAAACAGATTCAGATAGAAACAGAGCTGCATTACAAGCGCAGTTACTTGGTCAAGGTTTTGGTCAAGCGCAAGCAGCGGCAGGTCAAGCATTTGGACAACAGTCACAACTTGCAACATTACAACCTGCATTAGCTGGTCAAACAGTTGCTGGTTTACAAGCAGCTGGTGCTAGTGATCTTGCATTTAGACAAGCTGGTGAAGATGCAAGAAGACAAGGAGAAAGATTAAAAGCTTATGAACCATATGAAAGAGCAAGTTATTTAGGTTCTGGTTTAGGTTCATTATCCGGTATGTCTACGCCATTATCACCTGCTATGACTGGAATGTCTTCAGGACAAATGAGTCCTTTACAAACTGCTTTATCTCTAGGATCTACTCTAGGAGGAATTTACGGAGCAGTTAGATAATGCAAAATATTTTAAAAAGACCAATGTTCAGAAAAGGTGGCCTTACTCAAAGGGAGAATTACCAGAGAGGAACTGAACCAGAATTTATTTTAGGAGAAAACCCAAACAAAGATGCATTCTTTCCAGGAATGGAACAACGAATGATGGAAATGGGTATGGGAGCTGGTGGCGGTAGAGACATGTCTGGAATAGAATCAATAAAAATTAGTGACCTAATAGAGAAACCAAAAAGAGAAATGCCTCCTGCAAAAAAAGCTCCTTCTTTTATGGAGAGAGGTATAGCGGATGCAAGAATGCTAGAAGAATTTATGAGAGGCAGATCTAAACAAAAAGATAATAGACTTTTAAATTTTTTAGGTAGATTTGGTCCAGCTCTAGCTAGTGAAACCAGTGGCAGTTTATTACAAAATATTGCAAGAGCGTCTGGTGCACCTATGGAAGCTTTAATAAGAGAAACACAAGCTATGAGAAACAGAGAGCAAAGTATTGAAGATGCTATGCTTAACAGAGCAATAAAAAGAGCTGATATGTACGAACAAAGAGCGTATGATGAATCTCAAAGAGAAATGGGTGCTAATGATCAAGACACCGCTGCAATACAAAACATGACAAGAGCTGCTAGATTAATGGGTTTACCTGAAGACTTAGCAAACTATAGTGAACAACAATTAAAAGAATTAAATAAAGGTATGCAAATTTTAATGGCAAGAGATCCTAATTTTAAAGAAGTTGCTTTTGATGAAAATTTATACAAAACAAGAGATCCATCTTCAATAAAAGTACCAACAACAGATGATGAAGATGTAATTGATAATTATAATAGATTATTAAGAGACACTGACGCTAGAAATGCAAGATTAATTGGTTCTAAAAAAATACACGAAGCATTATTAGATAGCGGAAAAATGCAAGACTTAGGTATAGCCGAAGATTTCAAAAAAGCAGACATAATGGGTATGGACACTGAAATAGAAGACGGTGTTTTTTATGATATCAGAGCAGTTGATGTAAGACAAGCCAACATACCGGCTCCTGAAGAAGCTGTTTATATGTTTGTTGATACAGTAAATGGAGTAAACCAATACAGATTTTTTGACGCTGCATTTAATGAAATAGTTTAGGAGGATGAATGGCAACATTAAGAGAATTGATGGAGCAAAACCAGTCCTCACAATCAGATAGAAGCACTGAAGAATTTATACTAGAAGAAGGTGAAGGTTTTCTTACACCTGACGCAGAAGACAATAATGAAGTATCATCTATTACTGCAGGTGTTGCAGGTATAGCTTCTGGATTAATAAAAGTTCCTGAAGGTGTTGTATCTTTAGGAGCAGAACTAATTGATTTAGGTTTAGATACAAACACAGCTGTTAGTGTTGAACAATTTTTTGATAAAATAAATCCTTTTGAAGAAGTTGCACAAGAAAGAGCTGTCGGAAGATTAACTGAAGCTCTAGTTCAAATAGGTATACCTGGAACTATAGGTGCAAAGGTTGCAACTAAACTAGCTACAAAAGCTATTAATGCAAAAAAAGCTGGCAACTATCTTAATGTTGCTAGTAAAAATGTCAAGCAAGGAGCAGACGCAGCAAAAAAATTAAATAGATTGACAGGTAGACAAAAGTTTGGAGCTGTGGTTGCCGGTGGTGCTGTAGGCGAGACAATGGTAGCGGACGTCGAGAAGCTAGGAACTATTGGAGATGCTTTTGGTGCAGGCCCTACACAACTAGACAGAAGAGAAAAAGAAGATTTAAGTGAAGATGCTTTAAGAAAATTAGTAAATAGATTTAAATTTGGTTCTGAATCTACATTAATCACACCAGCTGTGTATGGAATAACAAGAGGAATTTCTAAATTACTTACAAAAAAAGCAGAAGACTTAGCTTATAGTGATGATGCAATAGAAAGAAATTTAGATAAGTTTGGTGGCACATTTAGATTTAGAGGAATGAAACCAATTCAACAAGCTTTAGCAAAAGAACAAGAGTCAGCAAGTAAAATGGTTGATACTAATTTTGCTATGGAACAGGTTAAAAGAATAGATAAAGAAATAGATAAAATATTTCCAGAAACTAAAAAGTTTTTCTACACCGCAAACGTTGAAGAAAGAAAACAAATATTCAAACAATTAAATGATCTTTTATTTGAAGGTGATTTAACAAAAGGGTTAGACGAGGTTTCAGAATTTAAATTAGTAGATACATTAAGTAAACAAGGTGCAACTCCTGAAGCGATAGAAACTATTTTAAATGGAATAAAAAATAGTAGAAATTATTTTGTCGATCTTTTAAAGATAGCTAGTAATTCACCTACAGCTCAAGACTTACCTCCAGGCTTACAAGGAACGTTTTCAGGTCTTTTAGGTAAAAGAGTAAAAGATAGTTTAGCTAATACTTTTGAAATATTTGAAAATAGAGAAGCAGGTTTTTTACAAGCGTATAAGCCAACAAGAGATACAGTTGATAGAGTTGCAAATATATTTATGCGTTATGCAGCTAAAAATGGTCAACCCATAACTCCAGCGACTGCAGAAGGTTATGTCAATGATATTGTAGATAGTGTTAGAAGAATGGATCCTAAAAAAGATCAACTACCTTCTTTTCAATATGTAAACTTAACTAAAGGTGCAGATACTCCATACAATATTAAAACGTTTGCACAAACATTAGAAAGAAATTTACCTGACGGTAAGAAAAGTTTTGAAGTTATAGGTAAAGGAAGTAAAGCATTTAGAGAACTATTCGGTGAAATAGAAGACGCTCGTCACTCAATCTATGAAGCTGTGGGTCGATTATCTACAATCGCGAGACGAGGAGAATTATTTGAAGATATGCTTGATGCAGATAAATTAATAAAATCAAAAATTACTCCTGAAACACCGTTTGGTATGAGAGGATTTTTTCATGCTACACCTAGAGCTGCTAAAGAAGCTTTTGGACCAAAGACTCCTGTTACAAAACTTCCAGAGGAATTAAATAAATATTTTCCTGATGAAAATGTTTACACATCTAAAGATGTGGCAGAGGGTTTTGAAAGTGTATCACAAATGCAAAACTGGCTAAGAGGTGAAGCAAAAGGTCAAGGCCCATTAGGTCGAACATTGTCCGGTATATATAGATATGGATTGTTAACTCCAAAAGCTGGAGCACAGTTTGCTAAAACTGTTTTATCTATACCTACACATATAAGAAACTTTTTAAGCTCGGGAGCTTTTGCTCTTGCTAATGGTACATTACTTACAAGTCCAAAATTAGTTGCAGAGGCTATGAATAATGCAAGAAAAGTAGTTCAAGTAGGTATGAGACAACCAGAAGCTATGGCTAAGTATAGAGAGTATTTAGATTTAGGTATTGTAAATACAAACGTTAGATTAGGTGACCTTAGAAATCTTATGAAAGATGTTAGATTTGGTGAAGGTAATATTGCAACTGATAGTGTTTTATTTCCAATGCTAAGATCATTAGGTAAAAACGTTAGTAAAGGTATAAAGAAAACCGGTAAAGCTTTTCAAGATGCATATGTTGCAGAAGATGATTTTTGGAAGATATATAATTTTGAAGTAGAACTTGCTAGATTAAGAAATGCTTATGCAAAAAAAGGTTTACCTATTCCTCAAGATATAAAACAACAAGTAGCAGAGATAGTAAAAAATACAGTGCCTAATTATGCAAGAGTAGGTCAGTTTGTAAGATCAATGCGTGTATCACCTTTTGGTAATTTTATGTCATGGCCTTCAGAAATATTTAGAACAGGGTTTGGTATTTACAAACAAGGATTAAAAGAATTAAAAAATCCAGTAACAAGAGGTATTGGTATGAAAAGACTTGCAGGTATGACTTTTACAGCAGGTGCATTACCATACGCTATCGTTGAAGGATCCAAAAAAATATTCGGTGTTACAAATGAAGAAGCAGATGCAATTAATTATTTTGTTGCTCCATGGGCTAGAGATTCACAGAAAATTGTATTTAAGGATCCAACATCAGGAGAGTTTTACTACATAGATTGGTCTAAAAACAATGTGTACGATACGTTAACAAGACCGTTTCAAACAGTTTTATTTAATATTCAACAAGGTATAGAAGACGAAGAAGTTTTAACAAAAGGTTTCTTTAAAGGGCTTGTAGATGCCGCTGCATCAACTGCTTCACCTTTTATTTCTGAATCTATCTTTACAGAAGCGTTCATGGATATTTATTCAAGAGGTGGTAGAACTAGAGAAGGGTATCAATTATATGGTGAAAGTACACCTGAAATGGAAAAATATAATATTATATTTCAACACTTAGCAAAAACAATGTTACCTTCAACACAACCTTTTACAAGAACATTTAAAGCCATCACTGGTGAGCCAGGAAAAGGTCCAACTACATATGAAATAGGACCAGAGATTGCAGGTATATTTGGAATGAGACCAATTAAAATAAACCCAGAAAGAGGTTTAGATTTTTATCTTGGTGCTTTTCAAAAAAGTCAATCTGAAGATAGAAAAAATTTTACTGGTGGTAAATATGGAGTTTTAAGTGGCACCAGAAAAACTCCACAAGAAGTTATTGAAAGATTTTTTATAGCTAATCAAAAGTTATTTGAAACACAAAGAGACATGATGCAAGCATTAAACGCTGCGCAGACTTTAGGAGTAACAGATAAAGAATTAAAAGACGTGTTTGATAGAAGAAATTTATCTAAAAAAACATTGAAAAGATTATTAAGAGGTAAGTTTAATCCATTTGAACCATCGGAAAATATTGAAGCAAGATTTGAAAGAAATGCTGAAGAGTCTGGTGTTCCTAATCCATATCTATCAGCGGAACCTTTAATTAAACTGATGATTAAAGACTTTGAAAACCAAAGTTTAAGTGAACCATTTAATCTTAAACTACAAGATTATCTTCCAAGATTAAATACGATGGGTCAACAATCATCAACACAGGGATTACCACCAACTCCAATGCCTGCTCCTGGTATGTTTAAAACACCAGTACAACAAAACCCGATGATGGCTTCAGGACTAACGCCTACAGAAGAAGCGTATCTATCACCTACAGAAAAACAAATAAGATTAAGATCTAGAGGAATTAATAATGCCTAGAAAATCAGCGTTAGAAAAAATAGAAGCTCATGAAAAACTTTGTAGAATAATGCAAAGACAAACATTTGATCAAATCAAAGAACTAAAAGCACAAATAGTAAGAATAGAAAGACTATTAATTGGAACAGCAGCTTTTGTTTTAATGAGTTTATTTGATAAGTTGTTGTAATTCTTTTATTACGTCTTCATAATCATAGTCTTTGATGTGAATCAAAGAGCTTGTGGGTTCTGGTTTTTCAAACATTTTATTTGTATCTTCAAATCTTCCTGTCTTAATCGTATCCATCCAAATCAAAATATCATAATATTTTCTGTATTTATCAAAAGGACAAACAAAATCTGTAATTGATGTTTTATTTGATGACTCACAAAGTTTTTTCATTCTATTAACTTGTCTTAATCTTCCTTTGATTGAAAAGTCCCAGTCATGAAAAATACTTCTAGTCTCATCACCATTAAAATACAGAATGTCTTTGTTGATAGATAGTTTTTTAGCAAAGGTTGTTTTACCTGAACCGGGAAGTCCGAATACTAATATTTTTTTTATATCCAAGATTTGATTTCCTCACCCATAATCTGACTTGCAATGTTTTGCTTTTTACGTAACGCTAAAACTATTCTGTCATCAACTGTATCTTCAGAAATAATATCTATATATGTCATTGGTTTTGTTTGACCAATACGATCTATACGAGCTTCTGATTGTTGTCTCTTTTCTAAATCATAACCATTAGAAAAATAAATCATTGTACTTGCAGCAGTTAATGTGATACCATATCCGCCGGTTTGTGTCGTACCTATAAAAAATCTACACTTGTCATCTTCTTGAAACTTCTTTATATTATCTTGTCTTTTTTCTTGAGGTGTTAATCCATAATAATCAACATAACTATCATCACCATATTCTTTTGCTATTGCATTTATAATCTTGTTAATATCTCTTTGATACTGGGCCCAAATAACAACCTTACCCTCAACCTGTTCAATAATGTCTAGAAGTTCATCAACTCTTCTACAAGGTAAGTCTTTTGTTGACCCATCATCAGCCACAAAATGACCACAAGTAATTTGATGTAAACGCATTAATTGTGTCAAGACTGTGCTTGTAGTCACAACTTTGCCATCTAAATGTGCTAATGCAGTTTGTTTCATTTCTTTATAAACTTTTTCTTGCTCAGGGGTTAAAGAAACTGTACGTTTCATCCAAGTTTTTTTAGGTAGGTCCAAACAATCTTCTTTCAAAACTCTGTAAGAAAAAGGTTTAAGTTTATCGGACAGCTCACCAAGATTTCTATATCCAACTACAACTTGAACCGTTCTAGCACCTAAATTCATATTACGCATTACAGCGTATCTTGCTCTAAATGTATAAAAAGAATGATGACCTAAAAGACTTGTATCTAAAAATTCACACTGAGAATATAAATCTAATGGTGATTTTGTAATAGGTGAACCTGTAAGTATTCTTCTGTACTTAGAATCTTTTGCGATCTTTAAAATGTTTTTAGTTCTTTTAGCAGATGGATTTTTTATAGTTGTAGCTTCATCGATAGCGATCATAGATTTATGAGATGCTAAAAACTTAGCAGCAAAATCTAAACCTTTTTTAGTAGAGAACGCTTCAACATTCATAATTAAAATATGTAGATCAGTTCCTGTTTCAAACAAAGTATTTAGTTCTTTTAGTTTTGGTTTGGTATGTGATGCAGTCCAAAGAACTGCTTTCTTTTCAATATGGTCAGCCATGTGTGTAGGTATTTCAGAGTCATACCAGTTTTTATATACACCTTTAGGTGCAATCAAAAGCAAACCATTTATATCGCCTTTGTCATAAAGCATAGATACATTATCAATCAATACCTTTGATTTACCCGTACCCATTTCCATGAAATACGCATATACTTCTTTATCCCAAGACATTTCTAAGGCTTTGAGCTGATGCGCAAAAGGCTTAGTTTTAAATTTGTAGAACATAATATTTTATACTTTCTATGTATAAAATAGGATACGTTAGGATATTTGTCAACTATTTATAATTGAATTTTCCACAGTATTTATCGAATTTTCTCATTAAAAAATCACAAGCTATTGGAAAATTGTTTCTAATTAATCGGGGTGTAGCTGTTTCTGGACGTTCGCGCATACCGGGAGTTTTATCTTTAGCTGTTTTAACCCTACGTATTTTTGATTTAAAAGTTTTCATTCTGTCTTTTAATCCTTTGAGTCCAGGTATTTTCTTTTCAAGAGTTAGTATATCCGATTCTAGATTTTCATATTTAATTGTAAAATCAATTATATATTTTTGATCTATCTCATAAAACCGATCATACTCATTGATAGGTAAATTAAATGCGTGATCTTTAAAAGTAACACCAGCTGCATCTAAATTAAAAAAATAATAACTAGATATAGCATAGTCAATTGGATGTCTTATAATAGATATCTTTGTGTATGAATTAAAAATATCTTCACCTATTCTTTTTTTAATTTTTCTGGCCGATATATGATTGTAGTATCTTTGACTATTGGGTTCATAAACACGGGTAAACCCGTCGTAAACTTGATAGCAATCATTGTTTGTGATGTGTCTAACATGATCATAATCAATATCTAAACCTACAATATGATCAAAATACTTTGCCCCATTTTGATGATTTTGATCGTGAACTTTATTTCTTTTCAAACTTACTTTTTCATCTGTCGGAGTGCATCGAGTTATTATATCATCAGGACCACAATAATTTCTTAACGCTAATTCAAAAGAAGTACCTGCAACTTTAAGAGGTTTTATAAAGATTAACTTGTGCTTATGTGATATAATCATTGCTTTCTATTTAAAAAAATGTATATAAAACTAAAAAAGAAAGTCAATGGCGAAAGTTTATTTAACTCAAGAGATACCTATCGATAAAGAAACAGGTAAACCTAAATATAATGTTATGGGTGCAGCAAAGTATGGAGACATTCAAACTCTATTACCTATGTATTCTCAAATGATACTTTCACCTGGTCCATTAATTCAGAAACTTAGAACGCTTCTAAAAGACTTTACATCTGAAGACTACCTTTTATTATCTGGTGACCCTGCAACTATTGGTGTTATTTGTGCAGTTGTTTCTGATATGACAAATGGAAAGTTTAAATTTTTAAAATGGGATAGACAAGAAAAAACTTACTACCCAATAGAAATAGATTTATTTAAAAAATAATATTGACAAAAGAAAAGTCTAGGATTATATACAATTTACGAAAGGAATTGTATGACAATTAATTATGAAGAAGATAGACTAGAATCTGTAAATCAAATTGATGCCGCAGCTTCTCTGTCTAATAAAGTTATTGAATTAAAAAATATTGAAGACGAAATTTCTAATGCAGAAAATAGTATTTCAAAATTAAAAGAAAAAGCAAAAGTATTATCTGAAGTAGAGATACCTAAGATGATGCAAGAAATGAATATTACAAAATTAAAGCTTAAAGATGGTGAATCAGTAGAAGTAAAACCATTTTACTATGCATCAATATCACAAGGAAGAGGAGAGAACGATTCTGATTTCTTTGATAGAAGATCAAAAGCTTTTAAATGGCTTCGAGAAAACGGCCTAGGTGATATTATCAAAAATGATATCACTGTTACCTTTGGTCGGGACGAAGATAACAAGGCTCTGCAATATGCAGAACTTGCGAAGGGTCAAGGTTTTGAACCTATTCAGCGCGAGACAGTTCATGCTGTGACCCTGAAAGCGCTAGTCAGAGAGCGTCTTGAGAATAATCTTGAGATGCCTTCTGACGTTTTTAAAATCTACTCGGGTAACAGTACAAAAATAAAAAGGAGATAACATGGAAACTAGTAACGAGAAACAAGTGACTATAAAAAAAGATAATCTGCCTTCAGATATTTTATTTGAAGCAGATGCAGCACAAGGTTTAGAAAACGTGAAGACAGAAAATCTGGCTTTACCAATTCTAAAACTTTTACAAAACGGATCTGGAGAAGCTCAGAAGCGTAATCAAAATTACGTTGAAGGTGCAGAACCAGGTATGTTTTTAAACACCGTGACTAAAAAAGTCTACGATGGTGCAAAAGGAATAGAGGTTGTACCCTGCTATTACAAACTTGAATATCAAGAGTGGGCAGATTTTGGTACAGGTTCAGGTAGACCGGAAAACATCTTTGATGCGAGTTCGGACATTCTTAGTAAGACTACCAAAGATCCAGGCGGAAAAGATCGTCTCGATAATGGAAACTACATTCTCACAGTCGGTCAACATTTTGTTCTGATTGTAGATGGTGACATTACGGAACCTGCTTTAATCTCTATGAGTTCTTCTCAAGGTAAAGTGAGTAGAAAATGGAATTCAATGATGGCTTCAATTACACTTGAAGGCAAAAATGGTCCTTTCACTCCTGCTACTTACAGTCATAAATACATCCTGTCTTCTGTACTTAACAGTGGGAAAGGAAACCAATGGTACGGCTTTAACGTCGTGAGAGGTGCCATGGTTGATAACTCATCACTCTACGAAAGAGCGAAAAAGTTTCACAACTCATTCGCCGGTAAATAGTGTGAATAGTGGGCGCCAAAGGGAGACTAGAGGCGCCCATGTCAAGACAGACAGGATATGACAGAAGTATTAAAAAAATTTAAAAGTATATTTGAAGGCTTAGACATAGCCCGTGGTGAAACACGTAAAACAGGTGAGGTATCTGCAAAAGGTAAAAACGTAACTATATCTAAAACTATTTCAGAACCACCTACAGAAAAAATGTGGTTGGATCATTTAAAAGGTACAGATCCTGCACTAGGTATCATTCCAATACGTAGAGATAATACTTGTATATGGGGATGTATTGATTGGGATGTGTATCCATTAGATCACAAAGAAATAGTACAAGATTTAAAAAAGAAAAAAATACCACTTACAGTTTTTAGATCAAAGTCAGGTGGTGCACATTTATTTTTATTTACAAAAGAACCAGTCCCTGCAGTTATGATGCGAGATAAATTGAAAACATATGCAGCAGCTATTGGTCATGCAAGAGCAGAGATATTTCCAAAACAAGAAAAAATAAATATTGAACGTGGTGATGTTGGTAGTTTTTTAAATTTACCATACCATAACTTAGATAACACTGTGAGATATGCCTTTGATAGTGAAGGTAATGCAATGCTAGACATTGAAAAGTTTTTCAAACATTATGATAAAAATGTTTTATCAGTAGATGAATTTAAAAAGTTAGAATTAAAAGAAAAAGAAGAAGATGACTTTTATGAAATGCCACCATGTTTAGTTACGTTACTATCTGAGGGTGTTGGTGAAGGGATCAGAAATGAAACTATGTATAGTTTAGGTGTATATCTAAAGAAAAGATTTTCTGAAGATGATTTATGGAAAAAGAAAATGAATCATTACAATATAAAATATTTTAAACCACCTATCAATGCATCAGAACTTGTAAAGACTCAGGAATCATTAGAACGAAAAGAATATTTTTATAAATGTAAAGATGAGCCATTGGTATCTTTTTGTAATGCTAAACTATGTATGACAAAGAAATTTGGTGTAGGTGATGGTGATGCACCAGTACAAACCATATCTCAAATAAGAAAGTATAACTCAGACCCACCATTATTCTTCTGTGATATTGATGGTGAAACAGTCATTGTTGATACTGCTGTTCTTCATGATCCGGATAAATTTTCTATGGCCTGTCTAGAACAAATAGGTAAACCACAAATGCCAATTGCAAAAATAATATGGCGTAAAATGTTAATAAAACTTTTAGAAGAAAAACAAACTACAGACATGAAAGCAACTGAAGACCTTAAAGTAGATAACCAATTACGAGAATACTTAGAAGACTTTGTAAATAAAGTTAAGGGTAAAGACATAAATGATATTCAAAGAGGTGTAGCATATACTGATGACCTGCATAGTTATTTTAAAATGAAAGACTTCTGGAGACATTTATTAAAAAATAAATGGTCAGATAAAAGATATCCAAAACATGTCGTGGTACAGAAATTACAAACTCTGTTGAATGTAACAGAGGATTATCCAAAAATAAATGGTAAGACAGTTCGTTGTTTTAAGATGTTAAAGATAATGTCTGTTGAACCATTAGAACCAAAATATGAAAGTCAAGAACCATCATGGAAAAGAAAGATAGAACAGTAATACCTGGACCACCAGGAACTGGTAAAACATATAGATTGTTAAATCACTATATGACAAAAGAAATAAAAGAAAACAAAACTGATCCTAAAAAGATTTGCTATATTACTTTTAGTAAATCAGCGGCAGAAGAAGCAACAGAGAGATTTGAAGAACTCTTTCCAAAAGAAAGACTTGGTTACATAGGAACCATGCATGCATTAGGTGTAAGAGAACTAAACATTGATGTGAATTCAAAACTATTAAAAGGTAATAGCCAATGGAATCAATTCAAACTTTATGAACCAATTGCAAATAGATTAAATACTGAAATGAGTATTGATCCTATTACAGGTAAAACTAGATTCAAAGATCCAATACTAACTACAAGAGACTACGCTAAAAATAAAAAGATATCTATAAACGAAGCTGCAATACAAAAAGGTATGGCAGGTTGGGCTGATATTGGTATCGCAGAAAAAATCGATGCGGCCCTGACCCAGTATAAAAAAGACACTGGCATTATAGAATTCTATGACATGATAGGTTTATTTACCGATAAGATAAAAAATAAAGATAGTTTTTTTGATGTTGTGTTTTTGGATGAAGCTCAGGATCTAAACGCATTGCAATGGGATATGTTCTTTGAACTCGAGAAACTAGCTACAAGATCATACATCGCTGGAGACGACGATCAAACTATCTATGGTTTTCAAGGTGCAGACGCATCTACATTTATAAATCTAGAAGGTGTTATCGATGAACAAGTTAAGTCGAGACGAGTACCGAGGAGCGTGCATCGAGTGGCTTTAAATATATTAAATAGAATTGGTGAACGTAGAGAAAAGAATTGGGAACCGAGAGACGAGGAAGGAGAAGTACATCACAATGTTTCACTATCAGATGTAGATTTTACAAAAGGTAAATGGATGATACTTGGCCGAACTAACAAACTTTGTGAGAAAGCAAGAGACCATTTGTATATGCAAGGATTAAGATACGAATTTGCAGGTGATAAGTACCTAGATAAAAATTCTATGTTAGCCTACGCAACTTGGAAAAGATTAAACAATGGCGCAAGCATTGATGCCAAAGATGTAAAGGTTATGTATTCTTTTTTAAAAGTAAAACTAGGACATCTGAAAAGAGGGTTTGCAAGTGGTAAAACTTTGGACAGTGTGTACTCTGTAACCTTAGAAGAATTAAAACAAAACCATGGTTTACTTGTTGAAGGTAGTTGGGAACACCTTGACTTTGATGAAGATACAAAAACTTTTATGAAACATCTTATACAAAACAATTATGATTTATTAAAAGAAGCAGATATTAAAATACTTACGTTGCATGGATCAAAAGGAAAAGAATGTGATAACGTAGTTTTATTTACAGACTTTGGTGCAGATGAATATCAAAGTAATTTTATTGAAGGTGAGTTTGAAAAGTCACCAGATAATGAACACAGATTATTTTTTGTTGGTGTAACAAGAACTAAACAAAGACTTTATTTACTACAATCAGAGGAGGGTATGGGTTATGTCATATAAATCATTGGACAAACAAGTTCAAGGAAATCACTATCAAGATTTTAAAATTCAGCCAGCTGAGTTTATAAATCAAAACAAATTGCTTTTTGCGGAAGGGAATGCTATTAAGTATATCTGTAGGCATTCTAGGAAAGGTAAACACTACGACATTAAAAAAGCAATTCATTATTTAGAAATGATTCTGGAAAGAGATTATGGAGAATTTATTTAACGAAGAAATATGGAACTCTCCAGAAGAGTTCAAAGATTTAAGTAGTTATAAATATATAGCTATCGACTTAGAAACAAAAGATCCTGATCTTAAAAAGATGGGTTCTGGTTCTATAAGAGGTAATGGTGAAATAATTGGTATAGCTGTTGCAGTGGATGGTTGGTCTGGATATTATTCTTTTGGTCATGAACAAGGTAACTTCTTTGCTAAAGAAGCGGTTATGAAATGGGTAAAAAGTATTTGTGCATTACCATGTCCTAAAATATTTCACAACGCAATGTACGACGTGTGTTGGCTACGATCTTATGGTGTAAAAATAAATGGAATCATTGTTGATACAATGATGATGGCTGCTGTACTAGATGAAAACAGGTTGTATTACTCATTGAATTCTTTAGCTTTTTTGGAGTTAGGTAAAGTTAAAGATGAAAAAGCCTTACAAGATGCAGCAGATAAAAAAGGTATAGATGCAAAATCAGAAATGTATAAACTACCTGCATCCATGGTTGGAGCATACGCAGAAAAAGATGCTGAACTAACTTTAGAATTATTTAAAAAATTTTCAGGACAAATAAAACAACAAAGCCTACAAAGAATATTTAACTTAGAAACAAATCTATTTCCAATGTTAGTAGATATGAAATTTAAGGGCGTTCGAGTAGACGTTGATAAAGCGCTTCAGCTGAAACGTGTGCTAGAGAAAAGAGAAGAGCAATGCCTTGCAAAAGTAAAACAAGTAACAGGAGTAGAAGTACAAATATGGGCAGCAAGATCGATCGCCAAAGTTTTTGAGAAACTTGAACTACCTTATTCCAGAACTGCCAAAAGTAACGCGCCATCATTTACAAAAGCTACACTAGAAAATCATGAAAATCCAGTGGTAAAAAACATTGCAGAAGCAAGAGAATTGAATAAAGCACACACAACTTTTATAGATACAATATTAAAACATGAACACAATGGACGTATTCATGCTGACATAAATCAGTTAAGATCAGATGCAGGCGGTACTGTAACCGGACGTTTCTCATACTCTAATCCAAACTTACAACAAATACCTTCAAGAAACAATTTGTTAGGACCTGCAGTACGTGGTCTTTTTATACCTGAACAAGATTGTGATTGGGGTTGTTTTGATTATTCGCAACAAGAACCTAGATTAGTATTACACTATGCAGCTCAACATCCTATCTTAAAAAATTCTGAGTCTGTTGTAGAAATGGTATCTAAATTTAATAAAGATCCTAAAATGGATTTCCATAGAATGGTTGCTAATCTTGCAAACATAGAAAGAAAACAAGCAAAGACAATTAACCTTGGTTTGTTTTATGGTATGGGTAAAGCAAAACTTCAACAATCTTTAGATTTAGAAAACAAACAAGATGCAGACGAATTGTTTAATAACTACCATGACAGTGTCCCTTTTGTAAAAGGTCTTATGGATGCCACAATGAGAGATGCTCAAAAAGATGGTGAGATTCAAACGATTGCCGGTAGACTATGTAGATTTGATAAATGGGAAGAGGCTAGGTTTGCTCCAGGTGAACTAAGGGCACCCATGACGTATGAAGAAGCGAGGGGCAAGTATGGTGAAGATAGAATTAGAAGAGCCTTTACATACAAAGCTTTGAATAAATTAATCCAGGGTTCTGCGGCTGACATGACTAAACAAGCCATGCTAGATTTGTATGAAGAAGGTATTACACCACATATACAAGTGCATGATGAACTTGATATATCTGTTCAGTCTGAGCACCAAGCTCAAAAAATTATTGCAATAATGCAAGATGCAGTTAAACTTGCAGTAAAGAATAAGGTGGACTATGAGAAAGGTCCAACTTGGGGCGATGTAAAATGAGGAGTTTTTATGGCGTATCTAAATGTAAATGTACCACCAACTTATGCACAAATAAGGAGAGAATATTTATATGATCTTAAAAAACATCATGGAGAAGTTGAAGATTGCATTATCTTTGGTCTTAGCGCTCTTACAGGTCGTGCAATATTATGGCATGCTATTATGGAAAACGGTGCAATATTCTATCGCTTACCTATTAGCGCTTTTATCCAAAAGGGATTTGATGCATCCAGAGTGCCCACAAGACGACTTGATGAACTTCAGCTTTGGAATTGTTTTAGCTACTATCCTGCTGTTAATCGTTGGGATATATTAGACGGTCAAGCAGGAAAATACATAGGAAAAGATAAAAAATGGCACTCCGGTAAATACTTATTTACTGTTGACTTTGCACATCCTGAAAGTAATATATTGGACACCGATCATTCGGAAATACCGCACGAACATAAGTGCGCTCACATTATTGCTCTCGATGATGGCAATTTTGCAGCACAACCAAACAATAGATGTATATGGGATATACCTTCGTTTACAGTAAAGGATAACACCCCTGACTGGAAAGTTCAGACATCTGAATGGAATGTAGAAGATAGTAGAGCCTGGAGAACAGAAGATACTGATAAATTCTTCTACGAAATAGAGGAGAAGAAAAATGATTAAAAAAATATTAGGGTGGGCCTGGACTATAATTTGTTGGCCTTGGAAAAAATTAGTAAAGTGGCTTTGGACTAGATAATGGTCTCATGTAAGACATGTTTTCATCCTTGTCATTGTGGTGAAGATAGTGATCTTCACGCTGATGAATACGGTGTATGCACCTGTGAAAAATGTACTTGCAAAAGAACTTATAAAAAAGAAAAAGATCACGCTACAGACATAACATACGAAAATGAGTAACAAACCTTTAAACATCGGAGAAGAGGCAAAAGTGCAGATGCCTATGAAGACGGTTGCCAGTTTGATAATTATCGTGGCACT